AGGAGGGGGTGACCCCCTCCTGGACCTCCCCGACGGGGCGAGTTGTAAGCAGACAATTGATTTTACACTTTCGGACAAATGGAATTACACTTTTTCCCGCTGCTCGAAGTGGCCGGACCTGGGTGCTTGACCCGATCAATTCCGGCTCCTATGTCAGTATGACAAGGCAACGGTGATGGCCCTGAACCTCGCCCTGGCGGGGGTAGCAGCAAGGCCCCGCCTGTCTGTCCGGCCAGGGACGGCAGATGCCTTGTCGTCGTAAATCCGTGCGACGTGGCCGAGCCCCGGCGGGGGGATCGGTAGGCGCGTCGTTGGCCAGGGTGCCCGCTCCGCCCTTGCTATGAAAAGGCCCCTGCCTTGTCGGTCAGGGGCCTTTTTATACGCGTTGGAGGGGCTGTTGAGAAGCAGTTATGGGGAAATCCTGCCACACACGGATTAGACCGGATTAGACCCATTTTAGCGGGTCAGAAGCATTGGCTTGCTGTTTCCCCTTCCTCATGCATTCCGGCTCGGAAAACTCGGTGAAAAGGCCGTGGTGGTCATAGGCCCTGGCTTCAAGCCGTCGCCAGAAGGCTTCCTCATGGGAAACCTGCTCCGTGTGTCCATCGGACGCGGCGAACTCCACAGTGCCCCTGGCCACGGCCATGGATTCGGCCAACTCGATGATGGACTTGCGTTCCCCGGGCAAAACCTTGCCTGAGGCGGCAAGCCGCTCAAATCGCACCTCGCGTTGATCTTTGCTTTGTTCTTCCCGGTAGGTGCGGTAAGCCAGCTCCGTTTCGCCGCGAAGCTGCTTCTCCCGCGCCAGGGCTTTCTTGACCTCTTCCAGCTCCGCTTCCAACTGGCGGATACGCTCCTCCAGGCTCGGCCCTTTGGGCTCCTCGGGAGCCTCGCGGGGGAACTCCAGTTCAAAGCCTGCCTCACCGCTTTCAAAGGCCACGGGCTGAAGGCCCGGTACGGCCGGTTGGGAGGCTCCGAGAAGCCCCACATGGCGAAGGGGCTTGTCACGGAAGAGTGAGACCGAAATATTCTTGTAGCGGCCTTCACGCACCAGATTGACGACGTCCTGGTGGACCTGGGAGAACTTGGCCTGAAGCACGCCCCCCATGCGGCGCAGTGACGAAACCCAGCCGAAAGCCGGATCGTTGGTCTTGGGATGGCCGATGACCAGGGGCACGCGGCGTTCCCCACTTTCAAAGTTGGTTATCATGCCGTCCAGATCGCGCCGATCCAGCCGCACAACCGTGCCGTTCATGCTTTCCCATTCGCCGGCACGTACCACGTCCACCCAGTTGGTTTCTTCGGGCATGGCCATTCTCCTTACGATGCCACCACGGCTTTGCAGATGCCCTTGACGTTGACCACGGGGAAGGGTTTGCCTTCACCGACGATGACCAACGAACTGGGGTCCTTGTTTTCGTAGGACTTGACGAAAAAAGGGTACGGCTGGAGTCTGGCTTCGATGTCGTCCACTGCGCAGTAGATCAGCTTGTGCCCTACGTCCTTGGCGATCATCATGACAGTCTTGGCCGGAACGATGGGCACGACCTCGCCGGTGTCCGGTTGGCGGTACGTCTCGAAGCGTTCCTTGATCAGGAAGCCGCCAACGGAAATGGCGCTTTCCGTCAACGGAAATGGCGCTTTCCGTCATCTCCACGGGCAAGCTGGTCCTTTCGGGATGATTCTCGGCCAGGGCGAAGAGGGCTTCGAAAGCCGTCTCCCCCGCCCACACCTCCACGCTGGCTCCGCCGTTGCTGCTGGCTTGGATAGCCTTGCGCATGGCTTTGAGGCACTTGAACACGTCCGCCAGCTTAGCGCCTTCGGCATCCCACAGCACGGCCGGGGCATGTGACAGGATGTCGCCGAATTCCACCACGTAGGTATCGAATCGCCCGTTCGACAGGGCTATCGGCCACCGTACGTTTCCCGTCAGGGCGACGGAACATACGGCTTCCGTGGTTTTTCGGTAGATGCGGCGCAGGCGATCCAGCTTGTTCGATGTCCACGTGTCCAGGCTCTTGGGGTCGAGCTGTTTCAAGTCGTTGAGTGTCCGCGCATCCACGACATCATGCATGCGCACGGGCAAGGGTTCGTAGTTCGTCAACTTGAGGCCTTCCGCAGAGGTGGGAAGGGAGGGCGAGCCACGCAAGACCATGGGCAACACGTCTATGGAAGACAGGATGTCTTCCGAACTGACAACAGCAAACGACAGCTGCTGGCGATCCGGGAAAATCAGATCCATCACGGGCGAAGTGAGCGTCGGCAAGTTATCGAACTTGGCCACAATGCTTTCCGGCCTAAAAAGACTCTTGAGAGGATAGGTCATGTAATTTCTCCGATGTTGCGAGGATTAAAGATTGGTAACGCTTTGCCTCGACCATATTGTGAAGCTCGATTGCAGCCTTTACGTCGTCGATATCTTTCGTCGCTAAGGCTTTTTCGGACATTTCGGCATAGAGCTTGTAAATGTTCTCCCGACCTCTCCGATAAGCTGCCCTCTTGCTTTGCCACATGCCTGCACTAGCCCATCGTCTGATGGTTGAATACGCAACACCCATAGAGGCCGCGACGCCCTCCAGTGTTGATTCTCCAAGCACGTACAGCAGTTCGGCCTTCTCCCTGACTACCAAGGAATGGGCCTTGTGGTAGCGACCAGAGGCCACCTTCTTCGTCATAAGCCCCCCAGGATATGCCGAAGGAAAATGTTGCCTATTTCCTCCCAATCCGCTTCTGCGACACCGAGAAACGGCCGGGCCGGCATCGTGATTGTCCGCTTGCCGATGCGGACATCTTGTTCGAAGTTGGCACTGTGGCGCTTGGCGAATCGGGACTTTCCGTCCTTATTGACCTTAAATCGAAGGGTCCGGATATATTCAGGAAGATGAATTTCACCGCCGAACTGATGAATGGCCGCGTACTCCACATTCGTTCCCACTTCGACTTTGTCAGGAGACGCCTGAAAACTTACGGAACCTTCGAGGCGTCTTGTATCGACAAGGGTTTTCCCGTGTTCGCGTAATGCTCTCTTGCTCGGCTTCCAGGGGGCTCCTTCCGGTGAACGGCCGGATTCAAAGTTTTCCTGGATAGATTTCACCAGATGCATGCCGACTTCGCGCATCGCCGGGGTCATATCGTCCAAGCGCGCGTTTAGGCTTCGCAAGAGACCTTCAACACGGCTGGTGTCCACTTGGATATTGTAATCTACCATAACCGATACTCCCTGCATTATTTCGCAACGGAACGTTGTTGCTTCTTTGTCTTGTCCTTCCGTTGTTTCGTGGCCAGGACGCCGACGACTTTGTGCAACTGCGTCGGCGTGCACCATGCCACCTTGTCCACCTTGAAGGCTTGGCGGGCGATGCCGTCGGCGTAACCCCAGGGCAATGCCATGTCGGCCAGGAGGGCTTCGATTTTGCCCAGAAGCGCCCCTTTGGAGCGACAGGAGAGGTTATGCGGCGTCCCTGGGTAGGGCTTCTTCCCCCGTGTCGGGACGAAGCCGTGTGACTCAAGGTGCTTGAGTACCTCACGACGGCCTTGCGGGCTCAATTCGGAAGCCGAAGAAACGCCCGCCACGTTCATGAGCATGAGGCGGTAAGTCCCTTCATCCAAGCCAAGTTGCTTTATGGCAATGTGAATCTTGGCCAGTTCCCTTTTTTTGACTTCATCCGCGTGTCTCATGGTGGCCCTCTGCACTGTTTGCCGTGTTATCAGAGTCGATTGCCTAGCCAACTCTGCGCCGCTCCGCTTCTTTTCGTACGCTTTCAACAGTAACGCGCGTAGGCAGGTCGGGATGCCTTTCGAGAACGCCTTCTTCAAGCAAGTTGAAAACAGTGCTTCTGCCGACATTCAAAATGAATTGCACTTCTGGGATGGACAACAACTTCTTTTTTCCCAGAAGTTCTTCCGCTGACACGGCCGGAAGTACGGCGAACGCCAGTCGCCTTGCCCTGGCAGGCATAGTCACGACCGTTTCAAAACCTTTCGAGCCGGCCTGATGGCATTGTTTCGGGCAGCCCAGGCATATGAAGACGCCGTCACGGTGCATCCAACGAGCAGCGGCAACGGTCTTGCAGCCAAATCCAGCATAGACGTTGTCCTCGACTTTTCCCGTATAGGGGGCGAAGCCTTCGGAAAGCAGTCGAAGCATGTCGTCAAACACCGTGTTCAAAAGCGATCTCCTTTTAGGCGGCGACCTTTGTTTTCGAGCATCCCTGGCTTTGTTTGTTTTCTTTGCTTTCAAGCAATTCAAGCAGGGACATCGTGGCATTATCGACTTCATCAAGCTGCGACTGAAGATGGCCATATATGTAGCCAAGGCCATCAAGCGCTTCGTCGCTTAAGTCGCAAGACCTTCCTTGTGTTCCACAACACATGGCTTCACGAAGGAATGTGACGATGCCCTTGCAAGTGCTTATTCCGTCACTGAAAATTATCTTCGCTTTGTAGCTGTCCATAATCCTCCCCCCTTTGCATTGCCTTTACAGGCTTCCCCCAAGCGATTCCCAGGCGAACTTGATGTGCTCCTTGGCCAGCGTGTTCCCTTCACCAGCGGCGGCCATGGCGGCCATGCGCAACGCCTTGGTGAGGCCGCGCAAGGCCCCGGGCTGGCCGGCGATCTTGCGGCAGATGGGCTTGGCGCCCGCTTCGATGCACCAGGCTTCCGCCAGGATGGTCACGTCGGCGTCGGTCGGGCCGCCCAAGCGCATCCTATTGCCAACCCGGCTGAAAAGCTGCGCGAAGTGGGCTTGCCGCGCCCCGCCGGTAAGCTGGGCATAGACCTGATCGTTGCCGAGCAGCGTCAAGCCCACTCCCGTGGCGTCGTGCAGGCTCCGCACGCTCTCCAGGGCCAGCTTGCTCAAGTGCTGGGCCTCATCCACCACCAGAAGCCCGGCCGTGCCCCGCAAACGGTCGATTATGGCCGCCTCGATGCGCGCCCCTCCCTGGGGCATATCCCGAAGGCCCATGGCGTGGGCGATGCGTTCCAGGCTGGTGACCACGCCAGCCGCCGAGGGCGTCATGGTCGCGATCCAGACGTTGGGGTTCTCGCGGGCGTACTGCCGGGCCGTGCAGGTCTTGCCCACGCCGGCCCCGCCGTAGACCACCGAAATGTCGCCGGCCATCTGGGCATAAGCCAGGGCAGAAAGGATGCGCTGGGCCGTTTCCGTGGCGATCCAGGCCGGGGCCTCGGGCAGGTGCCCCGCCGCCGTGGTCCGTTCGCTACGGGCGTTGAGCCAGCGGCGCATATCGGCGGCCACGGCCTCGTTGTCGCCCCGGTATTTGCCCGAAAGCCACTGATTGAGCCGGCTTGAGGCCAC